TGATAACTTCAAAATTAGATATTTCTAAAAGATTAGAATCTCTATTTTTATCAATTCCACAAAAACCCCAAGTTTTAAACATATCATCAGAACCCCAATAACCAAAATCTTTTGGTTTTTCTAAGCCGTCTTTAGCACATTTTAATATGTTTTCACTGTAATTAAACGCATTAACATTCATTTTAATTTCCTTTCAATAATAATTAATTTATTCTGATTCATTTTGATATACTTCAATGAAATCAATAATATTGTTTATTTCATCTTGACTTAAACTTATTGTATCTCCATTATCATTACTTTTAGTAAATACAACATCGCCTACAATATACCCTATTATTCGTTTTTGAAAATGACCATAACTTGTTGCAAAACGATTTAATGGCAATTCTAAATTTATTCCATCTTCATTGCAATACATTATTATGTTATCATTAAGATAAACTGCTTCAATACATCCATTAACTGCTGTTTGAAGAGTATCCAATGTTATTTCTTTTTCGTTTATTATTTTCCAACTATTGTCAGATCTCATTAATATTGCTTCCATTAGTATTTTCCTTTACTATATAATGGTGTTTGATTAGAAGTTATTTTTTTAGATTCAGAAAAAGCCCATCTCTGAGCGTCATCTAAATCATCAAAATATTTTGATTTTCTTTCTTGATTTTTTAAATTAAAAATAGTTGCGTAAAAACAAATAATTTCACTTTCATAGTTAAAACAATCATATACTCTAACTTCAACGGCTTTGTTGTTAAAAGTATTTTTTTCTGTATACTCGACTACTAAACCATATCCTTCAATTAAAGTATTTTTAAACATTATTCCCCTTTTTGTTTTTCAAACATTTCGTTTTCCCAAATAGCCCAATCTTCATTCATTTCTAAATCTAAAGCCCAATCAAAAGGTTCGACTTTTTCGTAATTATTACGATCATTTATATACTTATCCATTTTTAATTCTCCCTTTGTTCTAATAGATCTGCTCTAACATTTAATGTTTTTAGTTCTGATTTCTTAACCCAGAAATAATTACATTTGTGTAATAATGCTGGGGTATATTCTTTTCGGAATTCTCTTTGCATAAGATCAATCCCGATTTTTTGGCATTCTGTTTTTAAACAGTAATTATATCCGGCTTCTTTTCGTTCATCTATATAATTAGATGAACAATAAATGCATATAGCCATATATTATTTCCTTTATTTATTTTGATTGCGAATAATAGTATGAAACGCAGCATCTCTTTCTTTATATGTTAATTTAGACATAACATATGTTGCTTGTTCATTATTTAATTTATGATAATGAGTATAGATTTTTTTCTCACTATCATAATTACCACCTGTAAGTGGATCAATTCTCGTATTCATTTTTTTCTCCCTCTTTAAGTAATTTACATATTTGTATTATTTTTTTTGTTGTTTTATTATCTTCGTTATTAATCATTAGATTTCTTAAAATCCAATTGTAATCTTTACTTCTTAATGCTGGAATTTTAACTTGACTTGATAATTTATCAAGTTCATTTAATAACAAATGTCTTGTGTAATTGTCCATTTTAATTATTACCTTTCATCTTCATAAACAACAAAATTAAAATTGTTTTTAAACAAATAATCGCACAATTCTTCAGCCCAAGTATTTGGCAATAGACGAAATTCAACAATATCATCTAATACAACTTGTTTATTTCGCCTATTTTTTCTTATAACTTTCATAATTACTAAACTACGAAGCAAATCCCAATCTGCTTCATTATTATAATTACGAACTCTATTATTTTTGACATACGAACTTGCATTTTCATTATCATAAATTAAATCATCAAATGATGGTTTGAATTTTTTATCATTAGTAGAAATAATAAAGCTTTCGTCAATTTCTTCAAATTCTACAATTTCAGGCATAACAAAAGTATATGATGGATCATTATTTTTGTTAATGCTAGTATTTTTATTTTGTTTTGATTTTGCTACAGGTATTTCAACAATTTCAAAATTAAAATTATTTTCAGTATTGTTTTCCATACTTATATCCTTTCGTATTTGATAGTGTCATTTGAATCAATAGTTTTGGCAATATTAATTCTCTCATTCCCAATTTTTGCCGTAGTGTTAATATGAGCAACACTAAAAGGAATAGCTTGTTGTTTTTTCTTAGTGCCAATCGAATATTTAGAATAAGATGCACCGTCAGGAAAAACAATAGGAATAAGATTACCTTTTTCATCGCGTTTAAGCGTAAGATTTTGAGATGCAAATAATTTGCGAATACTGTCTAAAGACAAATTTTTACCTGTAGACATAACAGCAATAATTACAAACTCATTATCGTGTCTAATTTCAATCAAATCTGTAATTTGACCAAAATCAGTTTTTTGACCTTTTACAGATAACCCAATAATGCTACGATCAATTCCCTTACTCATTTTTTTATCTCCCTTTTTATCTCAATAAAAACTTCACGGAATATAATAATCTGACTAATTACTAAAATAATATAAGAATATATAGATATATATATATTAGATAATTTAGTTAGTAAATAGTTAGTCATATCCACCAAGTAGCGTATCGGGGATATGGTGGAGAAACAACCTAGAGATTATATTTCTTTTATATTTCTTTTGGGCGCGAAAATGACTGAGAAAATAGATCGGGAAAATGCGGCGAAGCCTTGTATCAAATAATATATTAAATTAAATAATTCATAAGATGCCGGCCGGTGCTTATCAAGATATAATTAATAATATAAAAATTTAGCGCGCACAAGGGATCGTGTAATATTACATCATTGTATTATTACTTATGTGTAATATTACGGCGGGCGTTTTAGCCAATATTTTACTCAATTTTTAATATATTTTTTTAGCAACCTTTATGGAAAAAAAATATGTCTCTTATGGTAACTGTTTTGCACTCATTTCTTTAGACATATCTATAAGTTGGTCAATCATTGAGCCTTCAAAATTAAGCCGGCCGAGATGCTTAATATCAATACTGGGATCAACCCAAATCTTGCCGCCAATCTTTTGCCAATAGCGACCAAAACCATAATCTTCAGACAAGAACCTGCCGTCATCATCAATGTAAGAATTAAAAAAAGCATACGTCCATTTGCGCTCTTCTTCATTCAAAGAACCAGTATCATCTTTAAATTTTAGCTCAGGGTACGCCTCAATCATTTTCTCAAAAACTTTTCTTTTAATACACATAAAGCCAGTCCCGGCATCGTGGATAGACAAAGCCCCATCTTTTACCTCTATTTTGCCCTCAGCATTTGGTCGCGGGTTAACAACAAACCTAGTAGATTTTTTCAATAAATCTTTTGCATCAGTACCGTTTTTAGACATTTTAACTACTTTTTCCCAATTTATTTCTTTAATTGGATAGCTTCCGGTAATTATATCTTTATCGTGCCAGAGCATTTTTAAAATATCTTCATGTTTAAATTGTAAGTCAACATCAATAAAAAATAAATGAGTGAACTTAGGATTTGCTAAAAATTTCGCAACAAGATTATTTCTTGCTCTGTTAATTAGGGAATCAGTAATTGTACTGACGGCAAATTTTAATCCAATTTCTTTACAATACAAAGCCGTTTGTACAAATGACATAAAAAATGGTTCAGTCAATTGCCGATCATAACAAGGCAGCCCAAACATAGGACACCATTTTTTAATATTTTTTGCTTCAACTTCAATATTTTGTTTTTCTATTTCAAGCATGTATATCAGTATACACAAAAAAAAAGCGTAGCGTATAAAACGCTACGCCTTTTTAATGATTATTAATTATTTTTTAGCTGTTGTCTTGCTGGAAACGCCGGTGATTTCTTTAGCAGAAACGCTTGAATTATTTTTAGATGCCATAAAAAACAAAGTCTTTTTAGTAGCATCATACCTAATAACAACTTTATAACCAAGCTTTTTAGCTTGAGCGCGAATTCTTTGCTGCATTGAATTAAATGCATTACCTGGTTCAATACCTTCAAGACTAAAGGGTTGATTATTTTTTACTGAATTATTAATTGCTTCAATAATCATTGCCAATTCAGGCGATGTTCGCCCAGATCTTACAATTTCTGGTAATGTATTTACTTTGTTAATTTTAATTGTCATTTTTTTCTCCTGTATAATTTATATTGTTTTTATTTTCCAAGCACATAAAAACTTTATATGCTTGCCACCCATATACTAGGGGCAAGGGTCGTCTATAACAACCTAAAAATAAAAAAATATTTACTTTGAGTCATTTGGCGACAAATTGGATGACATAATTTGAATTTGATTTTTTAACTTATCATTCTCTGCTTTAACAACACAAAGATCAAATGTCATAGTTGTCAGTTGTTTTATCAATTGATTAATCAAATCCTCATGTGTTATTTTAATTGATTCTATAGTGTTTCCAACCATTGTCCTATATCTTCCTTTGTTTGATTGTAGCCAGGAACAAATTTTCCAATGTCTTTATTATACACCTGGACCGTGCCATATTCTGGCATTTCTTCATTTATTTCATAATATTTATCTGGTGAAAGAATTTCAATGTTAACCTCAGTATTTACAGCCATATTTTCAACACATACAAATACAGCACCAGCTACAGCATCAGCTAAGTCTTTAGACCCGGAATTTGGGTGATCTATTCTATTATTAGAAAATAATCTTAATTTCAATAATTCTTCTTCAACCAATAGCTCATCCCAATAGCCGCGCAACCGGCCATCATAAATCGCAGTCATTAAAGTATCATAATCTGTTTTTTTAACGCTATGAAAATCAGCATTAATACCTAATGATCTAAGGCTCTGGATCATTTCAATAGATTGCCATCTATCAAAAGTAACTTTAGCAACATCAAATTTTCTACATAAATCCACAATCATTTGCCGGATTGAAGCAAAATTAATTTCTTCATTGATACTTGCTTCCCAAGCATGAACTAAATCTACTTTAATAATCGGAAGACTTTCTACGCCATTTAATGTTTTAACTTCTCTAAACCCTAAACAATGAACAAGACTAAGCGCAGCTCTATCTCGCTTAAGAGCCAAGTCAACATGAATAAATCTTATTTGATTATCTGTTCCATTAAACCAATTTAAAAACTGTCCTTCTTCATCCATTGGGTTATCTTCAAGCATAAATGCTTTTCTTACTAAATCTGCATCTCTAAAATAAGCGTCTTCCATATTTGGTGGATTACATTCAAAACGAGCAGCAGCCTCGACTGGATTTCTAACATATTCTGATTCTAATTGTTCTCTTTTAATCGTAGGATTAACTTCCCAGGTTGCAGCTTTAATAAACCAAGTTTTTGGTTCTTTTTTTTCTTTTGCACCATAATATCTTTGTTCAATAAAGTCTCCCTTATACCGGGGGAAAGACAATAGAATTACTTTTCCAACATCTGGAAATCTTGACATAACAGATAATTTACTCATATTGTAAATTGCAGAAGCAGAACCTTTTGCGCGAGTTGTGCCTTTCAATTCAGCATCTGTTTTAAAAGCCGCAATTTCATCTAATACTACAGTCAATACTTCATAACCTTCCCAACCTTCACTTTCAGAATGACCAGAAAAACATCTCACAGGTCTAGAAAAGAAAAATACTTCTGATACTCTTGGTTCAAATCCAACTTCATTAAAAAATGCTGAATTTAATAATAAGTTTTTAAACGGTTCAAAAAATACTCTTTGAGCTTGCTGAGCATTTACAGCAAGATTTAGCAAATCAATGTATACTCCGTGTGCTTTGCCAAAATAATTTAAAGGATCTCTTAAACAATGAAGCAAATAAATTGTATAAGCCATAGATATACGACTACAATGATCTTTACCGCTACCTTTGCCAAGCATACATATTACTTCATTATCTGTATAATTTTTATAATATTCTTTACCGGCGTTTTCTCCCATTAACGATATCAATGTTTTTTCTTTAAAGATCTGAGTGTTATGTTTTACAATTTCTTCTTGAATATCAGAAAGTGGTGGCAAACCCAAATATTTTTTTTCTTGCACAAATGTTTGAATTGGCACTGGGGAAGTGATAAGATCATCTGAGCGCAATAATTTATCAAAATCACTAATTTCTAAATTTAAATTTAGGTAATCGCTCATAAATTACCTAATTTATATTTAAAGAGCGGCAAAAGCGCTCTGTGCGCTTCTAGAGCCTTTATGAGAGCATATGCTGGACTCATTTCATTATCAACCTTTATGAGAGACTGTGCCGGACTCATTTCATTAAGTCTCATTCATAATATCAAAAGCAATTTGCAATTCTTTTCTTACCTCTTCTGCAATATTTGGATGTTTAGATATCACATCTCTTAAAATTTTAGAAAGAATTTGATTAACATTTTCTGCTTTTTGCATTCTGGCAATAAATTGTCCGTCAGATTGGGTTGCCCCTAAAAGTTTATGCAATTGAGCTTTTTTAGTAGCAATTTCTCCGGCCAATTTAATAGCTTGAATTCTTGCAGGGATCATTCCGTGATCAGTTGCGATATTAACTGTCTCCCAGGCTTCCTTGCTTAATTGGTCAAATTCATTAAGAGCTTTTATAGTATTAAATTGAATTTTTTCTAAAAAATATGGGTCTTCGTCAGCTTGTCTATTTAAAATTTTCTTATATTCGTTTATTTGTTCTTTTACTTTATCAGGCGTACTGCTCAGCAAAGAAGATATTTCGTGTATGTTGTACCCTTTAACATACAGCAAGCCAACTTCTTCAACATCTTTTAAAACATCTATTAAAGTTTTTTCTAAATGGTTAGTTTCATATTTTTCAATATCAGACATGTTATAAAATTACCTGTATATAGTTTATCACAAGGCTCGGTCTTCTTTTTTAATAAACTTAATAGTTGAGCCAGCATCGGCAGCCGCTTTCTGCAAAACTTCATCAGAATATCCATGTATTTTGGTATATTGCACTCTGTAATTAAACCAGCCATCAACTGCCAACCAAAAATGAGGCGGAGTAATTTTTTGTAATTCAACCAATTCATTGTTCTCTAACAGAAAACTTAAGACACCTAAAGGCATATACACAACCATGTCATACCCGGAATCTTTATCGCTAGAATACTCTTTCAAATAATCTTGGAATTGCTGGATTACTCTTTTTACTCCATCACCGGCAAAATAATCAATATTGCCCATTGCATTTTTAATTCTGGGGCAAAAATCATCAACATGAGTTATAGTGCCAAAAGAACGACACACCATTGGCCGGTATCCATAAATAGTGCATCCGCCTTTATAAAAGGCACAATACTTTTCTGTCTCTCCACCGTTTTGCCATGTCTCATCATGCATAGCTAATTTTAAATCTTCAACGACACCATTCATCCAATTATCAGCAAACTCCTGGCCTTTATCTTCAAGTTTCAAATAATACTCTTGCCTTAACCTAAATGCAATATTTGCGCATTCCCCCATATGGATTACTAAGCCAACTCGGCAGCACTCACCGGAACCAAGACACTTAAATTGTGTTTGATTTTGTTTTGCTTCAAGAATTCTGATTTGATTGTAAATCATATCAAGTTTACTAAAACTATTAATATCTTTTAAAGTTACTGTTCTTCTCATGGATTCCTCTTTCTAATTCTTTGGGCATTGCGTTTTCTGATTTCTCTATTTCTTTTTTCTGCGGCAATTAAAGCTGGGGGTTTTGATCGTGTTTGACCTCCAGTAGACAAATTTCTTCCCTTGCCCCTGTATTTGAGAAGATCATATTTTTTGACCCAGTTATAAATCGCTTGTGGAGTTACTTTAATATTAAAACTGTTTTCTAAATGTTTACAAATATCAGTAAGATTCATCCTGCGTTTAACATACATTTCATACAAAAAAGCTTTATCTTTATACGGCTCAGATGTCATTCATAATCCTTTTTTAATTTCAACGAATACCATATTCCAATACCTGCTGCATCTATAATATCATCATCTTCTAAGAAATCTTGATGATTTTTAAAATATGTTTTAACAATTTCACGCACTCTTTTTTTTCGTTCTTTTTTTAATTTTATTTGAAGAGAACCTTTTTCGCCATTATGCTCAAGAAGGTTTTTATCTGTTGCGCTAATGTTTTTATACCCAATTTTATTTTTCCAAATTAATGGGTTAATATCCATCATTTCAACACCAAACCCGCTCAAAACACCCCAAGAGTAGCCAATAATGTAAGAAATGACTCTGCTAGATTCAAAATTTTGAACATAAATAGATTGCTCAATGACAGCAATTTCCATGCCGTAATTTTTATATATTTGTTTTAATTCTTTGTTAATAATTTTAAATTTTGAAGAAATTTCTTTTGTTTCTTTGAAATTTATTTTTCCACAGTCAACCATGTTTATACCGTTAGCGGTATGATCAAAAATTACCCAAGCCAATGAATTTGAGGAAGGGTCCATTGATAAAACTCTTTTTACTCTTATGTTATTTACAATATTTTTAACGCTCATAAATGTTTTTTAGCGTCAGACTCTGACCAGCCCCAAGAAATTAATCTGTCAGCAAATCTTTTTTGCTTGCACAATTCACAAATATTTTCTTTATTGTAAGAAGATAAAACTGTTGTGCAATTTTTATTTTTACAAATTCTTTTTTTATTTTTATTTTTTTTCTTTTCGTAATAATTTTTTAATAAATTTTTATTAGTGACTACTCGCCGGCATTCTTGAGAACAATAAATAGCATTGTAAACTTTTGCTTCAAATTTTTTTTTACATTCTGGATTAGAACATATCTTTTTTTTGTACTTTTTCACTATTAGACCAACATAATTCAACCAAATCACAAGAATTACAGTTAGCTGATGTTCTCTTGTACGGCTGTTCGGGTATATTACCATTTACATAATTATGATAAATCCCGAGGTATTTCTTAAATAATTTTTCAATAAATTTAGAATCTTTTTCAATATAGATAGGTAAAATTTCTTGGTTGTTTTTATTTTCATAAATAACATAGCCAGAATCTAGGTTTAGGCATTCCATATAAATTTGGGCTTGTCGGTAATGTTCGTCTTTAGGTTTATTATGCAACTGTCGGTAATGAAAACCTTCTGAGCTAATTGATTTTAACTCAATAAGTTTATTTCCATCCCAATCTATAATACCATCCGCTGTGCCCTCAATTGGCGGGGAATCGTATCTTACTGGAATTTCTTCTGCTACAAGCACTCCCATTTCTCTAAAATAGCTATAAATACGATCATGAACAGCATGTCCATTATCAAATATACGATAAGTTTGGGGAGAAAAAGATGATGTTACATCAACGCCGTTAAATAAGTAATACCAATATCTAGCACATTGATTTGTATAACTAGGGTGAAACCCTTGTACCTGCTTAAATTTTGAAACATTTCTCAACGATAAATGATTATCAATTTCCTCCACTATGCTTTTGCGAAGTTTGACAGGAGTTTCTTCAATAGTTTGCTTAGGAGCGCGTAATTGTTTTAATGATTTCATTGAATTCCTTTTGCTGCTAATTTAAGTGTGTTTATATTTTCTGCTAATGCCTCATACATAGTTTTCCATATATCATTAACAAATTTGTCTTGATCGCCCATAATGGCTGATTTTCTTTTAAAAACTTGTGATTTTACAATCATTAATGTTCTATAACCAGCAAGAATATTTGCTGATTTAATTGCTTGCATACCGACATAATGCTCTGGATTTTGCACAATATCCTCTACGATACGCAAACATTCTAAAAACTCGTCTGCTTTGTCACCCATCATTGCGGTGAGTATTTCTTTATTTACAATAATATCTGCCATTATACATCCTTTTTCAAATCTTCTGTTTTAACAATTGCTTCTTTATAGATACTCCAGTTTTTGCGTATACATGGTTTATGAATTCCTACAAAGTATTTATAAATATAAATACCAAAATAATATCCGTCATCCCAGTTATAACTTATACCAAAAGCCCTCCAGTCACAAAGTTTATCACAAAAAAAATAATATTTTTTATTAAACATTTTTAATAATTTTTCCAATCCATTCAGCAACTGGTGATGCTACTGCATTACCGCACATCTTATATCTATTAGTATCTGCTATTTTTTTACCATCTGCTGCGAATTCTGTGTGACCATCAGGAAATCCCATTAATCTCTCGCACTCTAGTGGAGTTAATCTTCTTAAAGCAAGGTCTGGAGTCATTACACCATGTTGAGATATTGTATCTAATGTATAAGACGGATCATTTTCATCACCAAACCCCTTGCCTTGCGGGCCGGCTGTATCTGATCTTCCAATAATTGTGCCTTGAATTGGAATTGCAATATGGTCTGCGGAATCAATACCAACCCTGAGTGTTCTATAAATATTTTCAGAAATAGCATTATTATAACCATCATAAGCCAATATTGGCTGTTCTATACCCACCAATGGTACTTGACCTCCCCCAGTCCCCATTCTATGTTTTAAAGTAGGAACAATTTGATCTTCATAAATACGAATATCATTTGTCCTTGTGCCATCAACAATAATTGGCGGAACAGCGATGTGCGGAAAATTATCACCATTATGATGCTCTGCTCTGAGTGTTGGCACTATGTCTTCGGACACGCCCCCGCCTTGACGAGCCATAACTCCAGGTTGAAAAACAAGCACAGTTGATTTGTTTTCTTTTACAAACGGAATTGCTACCGCCACTCCGTTTTGACCATAGAGAGTCTGAGAAATATTTTCAGAAGATATAGGAACTTGTTTTGAATGAAAAGATATTGGTTTTTCTGCAACAATATTTGTCTCAGGTCGTTTATAATCTGTAGCCCGAATACTTACTCCGCCTTCTGTCCACTTTCCGTGTCCGGTTTCACCATAGACGCTAGTTTCTCCAAGGATTGACGCAACCGCTTCGGAAGCTCGTTTCCCTTTTTTCCTGCTCTGTTTAATATGCCCTTTGCTGTCTTTGGGGACAGGTAATATTTGCTCGGGACATCTTGCAACGGTTCCAGGATCGTAGCAAGCAAGCACGAAGACTCTTCTTCTGCGCTGGGCGACTCCGAACCATTGTGCATCCAAGATGTGCCATTCAATCGCCAATGCCCCGATGTTTGCCATTTCGTCAATGACTCTTGCGAAGTCATTTCCTTTATTGCTACTGAGGGCACCTGGGACATTTTCCCAG